CATGCTTCAACACACGCAGACACTCTCGCCATATCTCAACAGATGGCACATCGTAGTCCCACTTCTTACCCATGAACGAGATACCGTATGGTGGGTCGCACACGATAGAATCAACTGAGTTATCAGCCATCTCTTTCATTACATCAAGACAATTACCTAATCTTAAATCTATATCCATGCTATTTCACCCACCCCATTCTTAGCGTTTTCAAGGGGTTGGGCATCCCACCCCGCTAAATCATAATACGGCATTAGTTTTTTGATGATAAATCTTTCAACAAGGAATCTATTTCCGATGTTAGTAATACCGTCAATATCTTCAGGCTTATCGAATGCAATATATCTACCGTCTTCATTGATAGTGACGAGGAAGAAGGAACCCTTGCGATAGCCCTTACCAAGATATTCATTGGCCCAAGCAGCAGCCGCACTTGAGCCGGAGAGTATTTTATACTTGGAAAGGTCGCGTTCTATCTTCCCCTTCATACACAATTTTAACGGGTTCATTTTACCCCCCATTATCGTATCAATTAGTGCTTCGTTACGCAATGTGACGGCTCGTTCATCACTACCATTCAGAATACCCATAATGGTGTGATTCATAGCCTCCTTCATCACCGGAGGCATTCTTGATTGCTTCATCTCAATGCCTTTAACATAGATTTGAGATTCATGACCCTCCCCCTCACTCCATGTTACCAGCCCTATGTATCGGTTCTTTGCTACCATGATAAGGCGAGGACACCACTTCTCAAACTCAACTATGAATGGCGACATTCTCTCATTTATTAACGGTAATAATTCCATGCCCTTTTCAGGAGAGGGTATTGAACAAAACACAGAATCTGTGTGTCCGTAAATAATGTTGAAACCTACGCGCTGTGCTTCCACCATTAACTCACCTAATGTCTGTCGAGAGGTGTAGGTAATTGCGGCAGCGATGTCGGGGTGATACAAGCCATACTTAGCATCACCGGCCACACCATACATTGAGGCAACGAGAGTTTTAGCAGCGAACTGCATAGTGTCCCACTTTCTTTTTTCAGCCCCATCACTAACGAACATCTTCATCTTGAACTTATCTCGTAGTTTGGTCATCAGTTCCATTTGTCTGACGAGTAGCCCCCTATTTTTTTGGGAAAACTTAGTGCCGTTGCCGCAATCCTCTCCGCTTTCATCAAGCGTGTCCCATGAGATGTTATATTTATCGGCATTGCTGTGATACATCGCGCGAATATCCAAGATACCCACATTATCATACACGGCGGGCTTTACTTCCAAGATTTCTGCCCCTTCATAAGCCACCTTATCGAACTGTGGCTTTGATGGAATCCTCCTATCAAACTTGGAGTCGAGAAGAACCAATTGTGAAAACATTTTGGTGATAAAGGGAGTTGAACGAATATCGCATTGAACGATGTGTTGTAGGGAGGTGTAGTAGTCGAGAGCATTGACTGCCTCGTCTAACTTGGGCAGCAGCCGCACATCTTGTCGGCAGTAGTGCAAGTATAGTGCCTTATCCACAAGCCAAGTGTCGTGCCCGTGTTCCAACTCCACTTTCCTCTCCCCCAAGATTTCAAAGGCCACATCATCGAGTTTGTAAGAAGGCAACTTTCCATTTTTGAGTTCCCATAATTTTGATACCGCAAGCATCAAGTCTATGCAGTTACGACCGACGATGGGCTGCGCCCAATCCTTGAACTGGTATCTCATTTTCCTCATAGGAGATAGACCGGCTTCGGGGAGGTGGTTGGCGCGACACCGTTCCATAATGGTTTTGATGTCTGCCCCGACTACATACCATCCGGTGATGATGTCGGGGTCACACGCCTTGATGTGGCGTAGGAAATGGATAAGCATAGACCGCTCGTTAGGGAATCCCATAGCGGGAGTATCATAAGTATAGTCACCATAAGAATAAAACTCCTTACCTGCGCCGTCCTTCGCTTCTTCGACAGTATGTTCGATAAACCAAACATATTCTTTTTCGGAGAAGTTATCATAGACCACCATGCAACGAAGTTTGCCTGTGGCTGGCGACCACTCGGCATCAAGATACCATGTGCGGTGCTTGTAGTTCTCTATGGGGTCGTTACCCTCGTTGATATGGTCTGCAAGAACTTGATTAGAGTAAGGCATATTCCCTTCCCATGTTTGCCACCTTTTTCCTACCTGCTTAACATCGTAGTCGGTAGCGCAGATAATCTTAGTCAGACCCTCTCCATAGAGGCCGGTAAAACCTTCCTCAGTTCTTACTGTCTCTGCGACAGATGAAGCATCCTCATTTCTCACGAAGCAGTAAGGCCAATGCCCCTTGATACTTTTCTCGTATCTTTTTCCGTTAGGTGTTCGGCCTCTTATGATAACGCTTCTTCCTCTTCCGCGTTCAATTATCATTGTCCCACTTCATGACTTTGAGGTGAAAATAGTGCCGGATTTACCCTCTTCATTAGGGAGAGGAAGTCCTTGTGGCGCTGTATCTGTGGTGAAAATAGTGCCTGATTTCATGTGTATGGAATATGTAGTTCCCTCCGTGAATGTGGTGTGCATAGTAATAGCACACACTTCATCCTTTTTGATAATTGTTCTTCCACCATTGGTCAGCATTGTTGCAGACCATCTTCCTGCACTTCTCATATCCATACTCATATCCATTCCTCGTCTTCATTTTTTTCTTTCATTGATTCGCTTAAAGAGTTTTCCATCACCTTCTTCTCATCAGCGATAAGAAAAGGCTCTTGATTATATTCAGGGTCAAACTCAGCACGAACATGGCAGGAAGCAACATAGTTTATGCCATGTTCATCGTGCCACATAATAGTAATTGGCCCATCCGAGGGTATCATGTGAGTTACCGTAAAGTAATGCGTGAAGTCGGTGTTCAGGGGCTTTTTTTTCCCTGTATATTGTGACCTTTTAACCAGCCCAAGATTGTTTATAATTCCGACCATCTCAACCCTCGTTTGAGATTTGGAAGATGAAGTCGCCGTCACCAAGACCAATAAGCATAGGATAGCCCATGTCTTTTTCTGAGAAATCCCAAATGCCGATAGTCGCATCATTATTGAGATTTTGGAAGATATGTTCAAGCCCCCCATTGTAAGTAACGGGAGGTAAGCCGCCTTTGTAATACATGTGACCTGACTGATGCTGCTGATTATTGACGGCGACTTCAGTAGTAGTTTTACCCTTCAATTCCCCACCAACACTTATTGATAGTAGCGCATCATCGTAAGACACGGTATATTTGTTGAACTTCTGACCGTTCATAGAATCACATCTGAACGCCTCATAAAGAGCCGTAGTGTCTAAGTCGGGGAAAACGAAGGCGCACCCATATACCTCACCGTCATTACCCCGATACTCCAAAGCATCCACATCAATTTTTGCAGCAAGTTTTTCTGATTTTTCAGACCAAAGAGTAATAGTTTCAGGAGTGTGAGGGAATGCTCTTGCCTCTCTATTCGCAGAGAGGGTCGTTTGCTTTCCGGTTGTCTTGAATCTAACTTTGTCTTCATACGGAGTGATAGTAAGTGCGCCACCATGATACTTGAGAACACCAAGCGCGGCATCTATGTCCGTAAGAGCGAACTCCCCCTCCCCTCCACAGGGTATAGAGAGTCGCATAAGGGAGGTTACGCCGTCTTTGACCAGCGTGCAAGCACTCAACCTACCACCCTCTGCCTTCATCAGCAGGGAATGGACTTGAGAGATACTTTTACCGTCAATGGTCTGCCTTCTTTGCATTAAGGACAGTAGCCATTTGAGCGAGTCGGTTTCAACCAACATACAATCATTCCTTCATCCACTCAAGGCCGATGAAGTTGAACTTTCCATCCTTAATGCGGGCTATATCATGGACTGAACCAACCTTCTCTATGTGTTGGCCCTTCATTTCTTCTATCTTGCCTCTAACAACCCATTCTCCCTCATCAAGATTTCTGTCGCCCTCGATTCCAGCAGCCATATCAGCCTTTTTCATGTGGCGCGATAAGAATATCTGTTGAGAGAACTTTCTCATAGTTCCCTTATCCCACTCCGGTCGGTGGCCTACGGTCATAAGAACCTTCTTGCCTGTGCCGTCGTCCATGTATTGTGATATGGGCTTTAGATGGAAGACGAAATATACCTTAGCCACATTGAGGCTGTGTAGGCGTGTTAGAACATTGCGATATAAGCGGTTGCGTTCTCGCCATTCCTTCTGATTGAAGGTATCGCTTTCTTCTTCGATAACCCCACGCGCGAGAAGAGAAGCACGCATAGCGTGTTCGCACCACTTAAGAAAGGTTGAGCCGCCATCAAAGATGATACCACCCACAGATTCGGGGTCGTCATTTACCTTCTTTGCGAGGATATTCACATAGTATGCTGTCTTATCAAGAAGGGCCTTGTAATCCACATTGTTATTCTCATCAAAGATGGAGTCGTCGGTTTCATCGTGGAGAGGAAGGACAATAATGTTCTTGGCATCGGGATAAACATGGTCGATAGTAGGCTTCGCTGAGTTATCAATATCGAACACATAAACATCCTTTCCAGCCTCAATTTCCGGCTCAAGGAAAGAGAGAGCAAGTCCCGTCTTGAGCGTGTTTTCATGCCCAACGAGCGCGCATCTATGAGTAATCGAATTAGTGCGATTGTTCTCAAATAGATTCCGGTAGTAGGCTTCATCAAAGCGTGTTTCCGGTTCTGTCGTCTTCGTTGCTTTTGCGTCGGGCTGTTTGGTTCCCCAAGTCTGCTTCATATCATCCCCTCCAATAATTACGCATATAAACTATGCGTCAGGGGCAATGATGGCGGCATCGGTCATCAGAACCAGCGCAGCGATAGACACCGCGCTTTCAAGGCTGTTTATCACAACATCAACGGGGTCTAAGATGTCTGACCCTGAAAATACCTTGCCCGTTTTACCGCAAATATAGTCGCGGTTTGATTTGAGGAAATGATAAGTCCTCTCCGGCTGACCGCTATTTTCTACGATTGTTTGAATTGGATTAGTAAGAGCCTCACAGAATAGACAGAAGATAGGCCCATCACCGTCGTCAGGGACTATGTGGTTTGTTGCTCGGTAAAGGTCTGCGCCTCCGCCGATTACTACACCGGATTCAAGAGCAAGTTTGCACGCATTTACTGCGTCATCTACTCGCTCCTTCCTTTCTATCTGCTCTACTTCGGAAGCACCCCCAACATAAATGGTGGAGATGCCTGTTGTGAGTCTATTGATTCTATTTTGATATTGTTCTTCTAACCAATTGTTGCCGACCGTTTCATACATTTCACTTAAGTATTCTAAGTGGTCAGGGTCGGGGCCTTCCTTTAGTATAAGGGTAGTAGTAGTTTGGTTTGATACGAACTTATTACAAGCACCCAAGTCTGTCTTTTTTACTTCTATGATAGATTCATTGAGAGATACCTTGAATAATTTTGAACCAACAGCGGCTGAAATATCATCAAGCCATGCTTGTTGTTGTTCCGGCATACCTGCGGGTTTAACCATACAGACAGACACTTTACCTTGCACTATATTTACCAAAAGATTCTGCAACATTATAGGGTTGAAGTCTGAACAGAAGATAACCAATGGTTTATTCTCCTTTACTGCTATCTCAAGCACGGGAACTAAAGCATTGAATGTCTGTATCTTCTCAGTAGTGGTGAGAACTAATGCGTTATCAAACTCACACTTGCCGCGTGGAGAATTAGCCATAAGAGCATGAGTATATCCGGCATTTATCTCAAGACCGGAAGCCTCACGAACATAGGTTTCTCCTGTTTGCGACTTCTCGATAGTGATTCCACCATCCTTACCAGCATTCTTCACCACATCTGCTATCATAATACCGAGTTTTTCATCGTTGTTGGCCGCTATTCTTGCGACATCTTCTAAGTCGAAGTCATCTATAACGATACCACGAAGATAGTCTTCTGTTTGCTCTAAGTAGTTCTTGAGTTTATCCCTGATGTCGAGAGGGGATGTCCCGTTCTCCATCAAAGAAAGAGAGCCATTACATAGGGTCTGTGCTATGAGTATTGCACTTGTTGTTCCGTCACCGGATTTCTCCTGTGCTTCGGAAGCGACCTCTTTGAGAAGGTCTATTCCCATCTGCACATACGGGTCGTTATCATGCACGGCGCGAGCAATAGTCACACCATCATTGAGAATGATAGGCATACCCATAGGATTCTGTATGATTACCATACGGGCTTGTGGCCCGAAGGTTCCCTTCACCGCGTTAGCGAGTTTATTCACTCCTACAAGTAATTTTGAACGAGCCTTTTGGCCGGTTAATAACGACATACTTTCACCATTCAAAAGCCTCTCATGTGAATTATAGGGACTTCATCGCCACCATCAAGAGAGGCGGCACATATATTCCGGTGATGCACGACATACGGTGAGTTTGGGTTGGAGGGGTTAAGATGTGTTAGAACCGTATCGTCGCAAAGAGCGACGACTATTCCTTCTGTGAGGCCGGTGGGAACATCTGCACCAATACTGGTTACGGTATATGGTGCATCAATGATAAGCCCCGATTTAGTATTACCTTCATCCTTCGCAAGAAGAACGAACTCACCGATGGCTTTCCAAATTGAAAGACTCATGCTTTCCACCCGTCGTTGCTCTCACCGAAGTCAGGCTCAACGAGTGCTTCTATTACATCAAAGGCCCACCAACCATTAACGGTCATGCGTGCTTGACCCTCGCGGTCGCGCCATGCTTGGCCCACGATGAGTAGTTTCGTTCCGACACCGAATGAAGGAACATCATCGCAATAGACATCTATTGTCGCGGCCATCGAAGTAATATCGGTATCACCACAGACAAGGATTGAACCACCCTTTTCACGGGGGTCAATGTGAATGACTTCGACTATGGTTGCGCAGTTTCTATCCCACCATCCGGCTGTGCCGTTGTGTAGGTCGTAGTAGTGACCGATTTCACCGAGGTTAGCCAGCATATTTTCGTCACCAACGATAGCGGGTAGCATATCAAGTGGCGAACC